ATGTATTAGAAAGTTTTTTATCTCGATCTTATTTGGCTGATTTAAGTTTTATGAGAAAGATGGATTGTTTATATGATTATATTATATCTCAGGGGTTATGTGAAGTAGATGAATAGTTAAAAATAAGTGAAGAAAGGGTTGCTAGATCGATCCTTTCTTCTTATATTTAGGTATCAATAATTAAAACAATATACTATGACTAAATTATTCAGAGATGTAGACTATTACATCGTACAAGCTTCTAATAGCACACAAAGAGAATTTGAATTGGACTTCGCAGATGTTATAGAAGTCTATGATACAAATTCCATAACATTAACTACTGAAGATAAAAGAGAGATTGTTATTAGTTGGTGTGAGAAAGGTTATTTCAAATCTTACTTCATACAAGAAGAAACAATGTTAATGCAATCACATCCTGGAATGGTTGAAGAAGTAATCTCTATGTTAAGACATATGGAGATAGATGGAGAGACTATGCAATACATTATAGAGAAGGTAGGTATGTCAAATCAAATCATGAGACAATTAATGCTTACAGAGGATTTCGAGGAAGTGGAGTATGTTTGGGAGGAGTTAAAAAGTAGGTAAATAAAGTTGCTAGTTACAAAGTTAATTCATATATTTAGGTATCAATAATTAAAACATATAAAATCATGGCAAAAGCATTTAAAGAATTAAAGTTGATTAAAGAAAGATTCATTGAGGAGATTGATGAATTAATTGCTCAATACAAAGAAGAAAAAACATCTACTGATGATGTTCACTTTGATGACTTAGAAGAAGAATTAGGTCAAATACTTTCAGATATTCTTGATGAGAGTGAAGGAGATTGGAAAATATCTTTTTAAAATAAAGTTGCTAGTTACAAAGATAGTTCTTATATTTAGGTATTAATAATTAAAAAGAGATATTATGCAAATAGAAGATTTAAGAGGAATAGAAGATGTAAGAGGTAAAGAGTTTGTTCATTTCAAAGATGATTCAATTATCTACATTGTAGGTCGAAGTAAAGATGGAAGATGTGTTATACATTGGAAGGGTCAAGCAGACACACAAGTCTATAGAGATGAGCAAGTTGTAGATTATTTCAAAAGAGAGATTTGGATTTTATATTAAAATAAAGTTGTTTCGTATTATTAAAGTTCATATATTTAGGTATCAATAATTAAAACATATACATCATGGCAAAAGTAAAAACATTTATTATCGAATCAGCTAGATCAGGAGGATTTATGTCTTCAAGACCAACAAGGTATTCTTATGCAGAAGGTACTCTAGAGGAGCTTATACAGTATCATAGTTATACTTTGGAGTGTGGAGCTTCTTATCAACATGAAAGAGGTAATAGGAAGGTAGATCGTAATCCAAAAACAATAGCAGGTCTAGTTAAGAGCTTAAACATCGCTACAAATAACTCTGCTGCAAATGGATATTCAGGAACTTCTTATGAATTAGTTACTGAAAAAAGATTAGTAGAAAGTTGCTAGTTTAAATTAAAGTTCATATATTTAGGTATCAATAATTAAAACAAACAATATGAAAAGTCAAGCAGTTCAGTTATTAGAAAGAGAAGATTACTTACAAGCAGTAATCGAGAATGTGAAGGATGAAGATTCACAATCACAATTAGAAAGTATTGCTGAATGGTTAGGGGATGTTGATCGTGGTTATGAACTAGGAAGCTCTTATTCAGCATTACTTAAACATGCAAAAACAGTTCAAAATTATATTAAAAAGAATTGTTAAAATAGTTGCTTAATTAAATTATAGTTCGTATATTTAGGTATCAAAATTAATTAATCAATAATTAAAAACAAAACATTATGAAAAATTCAAAAGAAAATGTTATTAGTTCAGTTCAGAATTCAGTAAGTTCAATCTTCTCAAAAGAAGATGTTATCAATCTTATCAATTCAATTCAAGAAAGAAAGTCAAGAGTTTTTACTCCAGAAGATCTTGAGAGAGCAATTGACAAGACTATTAGTTGGATTGAAAATAATGAAAGAGATTTTCTAGATTTAGATTCAGCTGAATTAGAGATTGATTATAATCATAGAATTGAAGTTGTAGGAGTTCCAGTTAATGTTGATAGTATTAGAGAAGCTTTAGAGAATAACTTCAGTGATTTTACAGAGATAGTAGATGAAGAAGAAGAGGAAAATGAATTGTAAATAAAGTTGCTCAATTAGATTATAGTTCGTATATTTAGGTATCAAAATTAATTAATCAATAATTAAAAACAAAACATTATGACAGATTTAAAAGAGTTTTTAGAAAGAGAATTATTTAAAATGAACAGAGGTATTGTAGCAACTCCAAACACTAGAGAAGATCTAGAATCATTTGCAAAAGCTAATGGAGGGTCAATGGATATTATTCTAATGCAAATGGCTATTAACTTTGGATACAAAATAGCATTAGAGAATGTTCAAGAGAAGTTAGAAGAAGTAATCTAAATGTCTGAACTATATAATAAGTGGAAAGGAAAAGGGAGGAAGGTGTCTAAGACATCTTCTCCTATGATAGGGGTAGTTTATCAGGGAGTAGATAAGTTCTTTGGAAAGACAATTGTTGGAATATTAGTTGAGATGTTTGATCAGAACGATGAAGCAATACTAAAGACAAAGGAGAATAAATTAGTTTCAGTAGATATTAAATCTTTAAAAATATTAGGAGTATGAAAAAAATTAAAGTAGGAGATAAAGTTCAAGTAGTACATCCAGGTAACACATATTCAACATACGATGCTATGTTTGTTGAGATGGGATTTACAAATCAAAGAGTAAATGAAGCCTTTCAAAAAGGATTAGTTGTAGAAGTATTTGCAGTAAATTATCATCATAAGTCAGGAATTGATCTAGTAGGATTACAATCACAAGATGGTTATCAATGCTTGATGAGTACTAATGGAGTCATTATTTTATCAACACCTTCTTCTGATCAACAGTTCGATATCATTAGACAATTCTGTGATGAAGTATTAAGTTCACAAGAGATTAGTGACAGAGATATATTCAAATATTTGTTATCAAAGAGTTGCCATTCTGGAGAATAGTTCTTATATTTAGGTATCAATAATTAAAAAGATAAAGAGTTATGAGAAAGATTTATATCAATAAAGAGTCAGGTAAGGAAGTAGAAGTTACTTCGGTTAGAAGATCAATGTTTGATAATAGATGGTTTACTTTTGTAGATGAAGAAGAGACGATTTCTGATCTAAGAGAAGATGATTTTAAGTATTTGTATCGAGAAAAAGAACAGGAAGAAAGTTATTCAAAGAGTTGTTAGTCTCAGATTTAATTCTTATATTTAGGTATCAATAATTAAAAAGATAAACAATATGACAAAAGAACAATTTTTAAAAGGAGTAAGTTTTAAAGTAAAAGGTTTAACTTACAAAGGTGCTCAGACTTTTTTCTACGATGAGTGTATAATGAAAGAGTCTAGATCTTCTGTAGATGATGAAGTATTATTCAAAGGCCATCATTGCAATGTATTGAAGATTGGTAGAACAGGCTTTACAGGTTTTACCTTTGTAATGAATAAAAAGGTAGTAGTTAAATATAGGTTTGAAGATTTAGTAGAATTTGTAGATCAAGGACCACAATATGATGGAGCAGGGTTTAGTATCGAAGATAGAGAACAAGATCCTGAATTACAATCTCACCACTGTGATGATCCTTCTTGCAATTGTTCAATTTAGGTTTTAGTATTTAAGAGAGAGTCTAACGACTCTCTTTTTTTTTGGAAGGTGGTCAAGGTGAGGTCAAGGTGACAGCAAGGTTAGAGAACACTGATCGTTTATTTCCCTCAACGGGTATCCACTCGGGTATCCTGCCCCACATAGAGAAGTATATTTCTGATGAAAATTGAGGTATGGGGGTATATATTTATATAAATTATATAGCTTTATGAAAGATGTTGTTTGAAAGTGTACCTAGTCCTCTCCCTACATTATTATCTGTACAGAGATTTCCTCAACCACTCTCCAGGTGTCCTCCTTCTCAAGTTTGATCTACATAACTGCTTTACTTCAAGCATAAGTTACCACCTATACCCCTAACCTACCTCTTATGTTTTTCTATGAACTTTTACTTCTTATATTTAATATAGAACATTTCAGTCGACTTTCCAACTACCTAAGGGATTTTTTCCGGAAAATTTTTAGTTATAAGAAAGATATATATTTATATAGGATGAAGAAACTTAACACCAACGGCCTTTTTGATATATTTCCAGTAGGTGAATACCTAGATGCTACCCCTATACTCTCTCCAGATACCTCTTTTACCTTATTTTGTAAAGTAATAAAAGGAGTAGAATACTTCCACATATTGGATATGGCTTATAGTAGTAAAAAGATTAATCTTACAGAAGAGCGTCTCTCCTTGTGCGATTCTATAAAACTAGAGCACTTTAATAGCTTATACAATATCCTGCATAGGGTTGAGGAGATACAGTCAGATACAGTAGAATCACTCTCCGATGAACTAGGTCTCGAAAATATTGCGATATCCTTACAATCTCTACTAGATTACTACCAAGAAAAAGAATTTTATGAAAAATGTTCAGTTATTTTTAAGTTTTACCAACTTTTCTTTAAAAAATAGTTGCTAGAAATACTATTTATTCGTATATTTAGGTATAGTAATCAACTAAACAATAAAGGTCATGGAAACTTTAATTTTAAATTTACTTCAGTACTACTTAGTAACAGGTGTAATTCTTTCTCTAGTTGTTGATATCTCTATCAGAGTTATCAAGGTAAGTCCTCCTTTTTCTCTTAAAGATATAATAGTTGTTGCCTTATTCTGGCCGACGGTTATCTCTACCTTGGTACAGGATTATATTAACGGAAATTTTTAATAATGATAGACTTCCTTACATACTACATTGGCATAGGGCTTGTTTTTACCATATTACTTGATATGAGTATTCGCGAGATGAACTCAAGTGAACCGTTTAATTTACCGGAGATTCTTTCTTGCGTTTTTATCTGGCCTCTTGTTCTTATACTTTTGATTGTTGAGTTTGTAAAAAATAATAAAAAGTAAAAGAATATATGTATCGAGAAAAAATAAACCTTACTATGGCTAAGGCTTTAGAATTAGCAGGAGATATCACAATAGTGGATGCCTCGCCAGAGTCTCTTCCTATTCTTAAAGAGGGAGGAAAATGGTGGAGAGATAACTTCAACACCCTACTGGCTAAATATCCTCATATATCCCCAGATAAACTCCTTAACTTCCTTTCTGCAAAATATACCATAGAGGTTGAAGAAGGTATTGTAGATGTAGTAACTAATACACATTCCTGGAGATACCTATATGGTGTGGAAAATAGCAAAATAAAAAGTACAACTAAAGATGATGTAGAATACATCTATATCCTTGTTAATCCGGGGTATCCTGACTTGGTTAAGATAGGAATGACCATTCATGATGTTCATAGGAGAGCGACAGCGATAAACGCTACAGCGACGGTGGAGGAGTGGGTTCCAAAATTTGCACTTCCTGTTAAGAAAGGAACTGCCTATAGAGTAGAGCAGATAGTACATAAATTCTTTGCACAACAGAGGGTTTCTTCCGATAGGGGTAATTCTAGGGAATTTTTTACTTTAGATCCTTTTGAAGCGTTTGATAAAGTAAGGGAGGTTGGGGCTTTGTTTCAAATAGGTAACCCTATTAGCTATTAAAAGAGTATCTATATATAAATCTTGCGCGGAAATAGAGGGTATAGTTACAAGAGTTGTTTCCCAAAAAAAAAGTTCATACCTTACCTCTATAAGTATTAATAATAAAGTAAAATAAAAAAACTTTATAAAAATAAAAAATTAAATAAAAATGAGAAACAAGAATTTATTTGTAGAAAAATTAGAAAGATTTGAAGCAGAAGTAAAAAGCATGGGATACAATATTCATAGAAATGAATTAGATACAGCATATGGCTTGGTAGAGGTATTATTAGAGAAAATAGGAGATTTAAGAACTCTACTAAATACAGAGCATCAAGATTAATGAATATCTCTGCAGAGGAAATAGAAAAGAATTGGGAGAGACATCTCAAGATAGTTAATACTTTTATTAAAGGAGAGAGGAAAGATAAATTACTAGCTCTTTACGATTTACTATCTGAACAGTTAATAATGTCTCCTGCTTCTACTAAACACACCCTTCACAATGCTTTTGCTGGAGGGTATATAGATCACGTTAATAGAGTGGTTCAAAGTGCTTTGAAAACTAGTCAGTTATGGCAGGATATGGGAGCTGTAATAGATTTTACAGAAGAAGAACTAGTATTTTCAGCTCTTAATCATGACTTAGGTAAAGTAGGAATTAAAGATAGTCCTATGTACCTACCTCAGACTGATAATTGGAGAAAAGAAAAACTAGGAGAAGAGTATAAAATAAATAAAGATATAAGTTATATGGCTATCCAGGATAGATCCTTATACTTACTTCAACTATACAGTATTCCTTTATCAGAGAAAGAGTATTTAGCTATAAAACTACATGACGGATTATATGATGATTCAAACAAATCATACTACATATCCTTTAGTCCAGATTCTAAATTTAGAACAAATATAGTATACATTCTTCATCAAGCAGATTTACTAGCTTCAAAGGTAGAGTACGATAGGTATCTGCAGTCAATTAATTAATATAATAAAAAAAGGTATGGGAGTTTTAGTAGGGGTTTTATGTTTCTTAGTACTAGTAAGTGCATATGTAATTTTTAACTTGAATAGAAAGGTAACTAAGCAGGAAGAGATATTAAAATACCAAGTAGGGTATTTGCGAAATGTCTCGTATCTTATAGAAGAATCGAAAATATACATAGAACAATTAGATGAAAAAGGGGCATTTAGGTCAGATGATGAAGTAGGAGTTTTTTTTAACTTTATGAAAGAAATACAAGCAACTATAAATACTTACCGCCTTCCAAAGAATTATGGCGAAACCACAGAATAAAGACAACTACTATTTCACACAGGAAACAGAGGATGCAATCGTAAGATATAACGCATCCTCTGATCCTATTTATAGAGATAAGATATTTAAAAAAGAAATTTACATACCGCTTTATAAGCTATCAGAGAATATTATACATACTTTTAAATTTTACTACTTAGATGTAAATACTGTAGAAGATTTAAAATTAGACGTAGTAAGCATGTTGGTCGAAGATAAGTTACATAGGTTTGATAGTACGAATGGTGCTAAAGCATTTTCATATTTTCAAACAATAGTAAAGAGGTGGCTTATTAACTATAATACCCGAAATTACAAGAAATTAAAGCAGATAGGGTCTTTTGAAGAGATGGAAGATTCCTATGAAGGCTATGGACTACAGGAAGTAGGTAGAAGTATCCCGCTTACCGTAGTAGTAAATCTTTTTGTAGAGAAAAGTTATAGTAATATGGAAGAACTATTTCCTAAGGAGCAAGATCAGAAAGTAGCAGATGCAATACTAACCCTTTTTAAATCACGACAGGACTTAGAGATTTTTGGAAAAAAAGCACTATACATCTACATAAGAGAGATGACTGATTGTGAAACTCCTACTCTTACAAGGGTAATCTCAAGACTTAAAGAGGAGTTCTATAGTTTACATAATTCGTACCAAGCAGTAGGAATAACTATTCAATAAAGTATCTCCGGATATTTATATAATAAAGATACTATGGGATTAGAAACTACAATTTTCGGAAATAAGACGGTTTCCGATGTATTAAAGGAAATTTACGATAATTCAAAGAATAAATCAAAGCAAGTCAATGCATTAATTGCAGAGCTAAAACCTCTTGTAGAAAATATAGGGGATGCTACATTAGTAGTTCCTATGATTAAGGAGTATTTAGAGGTAGGAGTAAAGAATGATGAGCATTTAATAAAAATGGTAGCTCTAGTACAGAGGTTTGACGGAGGAGCAAAAGGATCAGAATCAGACTACTTCAACCCAGAAGAGCTTGCAAAACTAATGGAACAGAGTGAGGAGCTAGGTAAGCAATTAGATAAAAAAGACGAGTAATGGCATATAAATCACACTTAACAGCAAGAGTAGGATCGAAAGCAGGTGGCGGAAGTAAAAAAGGAAAAGGAGCAGTATACGGCAGAGTCGTGAAAACTGTTCTATCTCTCTCTGACCCGGACTGTAAGGATTCTTCTATGTTAAATGGGGTTTTTTATAGAATACCTAAAACACCTGGAGACGAATCAAATGATACAGGGATAATCGGTACAGTACTCTTTGCAAAACAAGGAAATGCTTCAATAAGAGTAATACCTATGGCAGGAGAATTAGTAGAGATAGTACCGGCACTAGGGGCAAACGCAACCTCTGGAAAAATCATGTACTGGGGTAGAATAGTAAATGTATGGAACCATCCACATCATAATGCAATACCCGATACAAAACAGCAAGATTGGGGAGATAGACTAATAGGAGGTCAGGAAGAGAAAGCAACAATTAATCCTCTTCAAGCTAATCCTGGAGATACTTTATTAGAAGGTAGATTAGGACAATCAATAAGGCTAGGAGGATTTAAAGGTACTCAGTCTAAGAATATAGACAGCAGTAATGATGGAAAACCTATCGTACTCATAAGTAACGGGCAAGTTAAGACTGATGAAGGAGATACTCCTATTGAGGAAGATGTAAATCAAGATTATAATTCAATATACCTACTATCCGATCATAAGTCCGACTTAAAAGCAATAACCACTAAAAGAGACTCTTACGATATACAGCCACTAGGTTCAGATCAATATGTCGGGAATCAGGTAATAGTAAATGGAGGTAGACTTTTCTTTAATGCAAAAGAAGACTCAGCATTCATATCAGCAAAAGAATCCATAGGACTTAATGCTAGAACTTTAAATTTTGATGCAAAAGATTACGCATGTATTGACTCTAAAAAGATATACTTAGGAAAAGCAGCTAGAACAGCAAGTTCAAAAGAACCATTAGTATTAGGTATTCAGCTAGAAAACTGGTTAACAAGTCTATTAGATACATTAGAAAGCGTAGCAATAGCTATGACTTCGGCAGCATCAATAACTGGAGGACCGGTAACACAGTTAAATGCTGCAGGCCCTGAATTAGGTGCAGTAGTAAAATCTTTAAAAACTCAAATAATATTATTTCAATCTAAAAAAGTATTTACAGAGTAATGGCAATAGATCCACAACAGATACAGTCATCAATAGCAAAAGCTAGAGAAGCTCAGAAGAAGTTTGAAGAAACAAAAGCAAGAGTAGAGGCTGCAAAAAAGAAAGCAGAAGATACAATACGTAAAGCAAAAGCGTTACAACAAAAGATAAAGGAAACTCGAGCAGTTTTTAAAGCAGCAGGAGTAAAAGGAGGAATAGCAGCAGTTGCAGCTTCTCAAGTAGGAGGTTTAAGGGGAAAAATAGTGGCTCAAATACAGACACAAGTACTCTCAATGTTGAGTAAGTTTGTAAATGAATGTCCAAATGCAAAAGAACTACAAAAAATTATAAAGATACGAAATACTTTAATAAATCACCTAACAAGTTTTGAAAAAAGAATAGGTAAATATTCAGGTATAGCAAGTAAGTTAACAGCAACAGTACAGATTGTCAACACAGCAATAAAAATAATTACATCTATTCCTATACCTACAGCAATAATACCTCCTGGAGGAGGTGTAGGTATCCCGACTAGTGTATTAACTAAGTATAGTAATTCGTTAGTTAAGTTAAATAAAACGGTAGATAGACTACTGGGTGAAGCAGCAGCAATAACAGGGGTAATTGATACAGTTAACCCGGTAATAGTAAACTTAAAAAATAGGTTGAATTCAATAGACATAGCAATAGAACAATGTAGCCTAAATCAACCAGCAGACTTAGTACAAATACTGGCTAACGCTCAACCACCTGAAAATACTGGAACAGAAGGTACCCCAACAGATGCTCAAGGTAATGTAGACCCTAACTACCAATACCAGGGTTATACATTAGCAATAGTAGTAGATCCTAACTCACCTACAATAGCTCCAAGGAGGTATGCAATAGCACTAGATAGAGGAGGTACTGTAAAACTAAGAGGAGAATCTTCCTTTAGTTCAGACACACAAGTACTACTGGATGAGTTGAAGTTTAAAATAGATAATCGATTTATATAACAAAACTATTTATTAATATGAAGTTAGACTTATTAAAAAAACTAATTAAAGAAGCAGTAAGAGAAGCAGTTCGAGAAGAATTAGCAATAATTCTTTCTGAAGATGCAAAACCTGTACAAGTACCAAAGCAAACTGTAACAAAATATGCAGAATATAAACCTACAGTAGCAAGACCGATTCCTACAGGAAATCCTATAACGGACTTAATGAACGAAACAAAATACTCAATGACTCAAGGAGAGTATCAAAACTTAGTAAGCGCAACATCAGATATGGTACAAGCACCTGGATTAGGAATGCAATCAGCAGACCATCTCAGACCAGGTCCTGAACCGGGATTAGACATATCTCAATTTGATTTTATGATGAGAGCAGGGGATATCTACAAAGCATCAGTAGCAAAAGATAAACAAAGATTCGGAGGATAATGGCATTTAACGTACAGCAAATAAATCCACTAGACTTACAGCCTAGGAAAGCAATAGGGGTATCACTACCCTTCAGCTCTACTAGTGTCTTTACGTCCACATATACTACAAAAGATGCGTTAAAATCAAACTTAATAAACTATTTTCTTACGGAAAAAGGAGAGAGGTTCTTAAATCCAAATCTAGGAGCTGGATTAAGAAGATTGCTTTTTGATCAAATGACAGAAGATAAAAGGGAGGAAATAAACTACGTAGTTAGACAAGGAGTAGCTGAATGGTTTCCGAACGTAGAAATACAGGAGATAGTAACAGAATACAGTCAAGATATAAATACAGTTACAGTATTCATGAAATATAGACTACTCCAAACAAACATACAAGACGAATTAGTAATTAATTTTGAACAATAATGGCTCAAGATAGAGATATAAAATATGTAAATAGAGATTTTGGAGACTTCAAAACTCAGCTAGTTGAATACGCTAAGAACTACTTTCCAGATTCTTACAACGATTTCTCTCCAACATCACCTGGTATGATGTTTATTGAAATGGCTGCTTACGTAGGAGATATACTATCTTTTTATCAAGATACACAACTGCAGGAAACATACATACAGTATAGTAAGAACCCAGCAAACCTCTACAACCTTGCCTATATGATGGGGTATCGCCCTAAAATAACAACTCCCTCAGGAGTCGACATAGAGGTAACACATCTCGTTGGAGCCACAGCAGGAGAACCTAACTGGAATCAAGCGTTAAAAATGCCAGGAGGTACTAGGCTAAGGTCTACAAATTCTGAACAAGTAAATTTTTATATAGAAAAACCTATAGACTTTACCTATTCAAGCTCCTACGATAATACGGCAATAGGTGTAGAAACCTTAAACGGAGTAGGGGAGCCATTGACCTTTAGATTAACTAAGACAGCTAAAGCTATCTCAGGAGAAATTAAAACTGTTAACGAGATAGTAACCTCAGTAGAGAAGTTTAAAACAATAACGATTAGTGATACAAATATAGTAGGAGTCCTTTCAATAACAGAAAACTCAGGTAATACACTCTGGTACGAAGTTCCCTTTCTAGGACAAGACACAGTCTTTGTAGACGATCCAAATACAGATCCAGATAAACAAGTTGCCCCATACAGTCTAACACTGCAGAGAGTTCCTAGAAGATTTGTAACAAGATTTACCTCAACAGGAGACTTACAAATTCAATTTGGAGCAGGAATAACAGGTCAAGATGATTCAATACTAACACCAGACCCTACAAATGTAGGTTTAGGAAACTCACAAGGGATCTCGAGGATAAGCTACGCATACGATCCTTCAAATTTTTTATCAACTAAATCTTACGGACTTGCACCTTCAAATACAACATTAACAATCAGGTACTTAGTAGGAGGAGGAGTTGGAGCAAATGCTCCTGCAAACACTATTAACACATTAGTAGGATACGGTGGACAGGTTACAAATGCAATAGGAACCATATCTCCGACTGAACTAACAACAGTTACCTTTAATAATATACAAGCTGCAGTAGGAGGAAGGGATGGAGATACAGTAGATGAGTTAAGAGAAAATTCACTGAGAGCTTTTAATGAACAAGGGAGAGCAGTATCTTTACAGGATTATACAGTTAGAGCTTTATCAATGGATTCTAAATACGGATCTATTGCAAAGGTGTATCCAACTCAAGATCAACTGACAAACCCGAATAGCTCAACAGATAGTATAGTAGACAGTAATCCGTTATCAATATCGTTATATACATTAGCGTATGATAATAACAAAAACTTAACTAATACAACAGAAACACTACAAAAGAATTTAAAAAACTATCTAGCAGAGTATATGATGATTACAGATGCAATCAACATAAAAGACGCATTTATAGTAAACATAGGTATAAATTTTGATATAATAATAAAACCTAATTTCTCAGGAAGAGACGTACTACTTGCTTGTACAACTAGACTAAAAGACTATTTTGACATAACTAAGTGGAACATAAATCAACCAATAAACCTATCAAGTATATACACACTTTTAGATCAAGAAAAAGGAGTTCAAACAGTACAAAATATAGAAGTATACAACAATGTAGGAGGTACATATTCACAGTATGCATACGATATACAGGGAGCAACTAGAAATAACATAGTATACCCATCATACGATCCGTGTATATTCGAAATAAAATACCCAGATACAGATATTAAAGGAAGAATAACAACACTATAACATGGCAGTATACAGAATATTCCCTGAAAAGGATACATTTATATCAACAGAAGTACCAACAGGTAACGCTGGAAAGGATGAAATAATTGAAATAGGAGGATATGCAGATATCGCAGATACTGGAGAAACAAACCGGTTACTAGTACAGTATAGTACAAGTGAGATACAGGATGTACTAGCAAGTAAGATCGGAGCAGCAACATATAGTGCAAGCCTCCATCTGTATTTAGCAGATGCATATGAAATCCCTGTAAATTATTCACTATATGCATATCCAGTATCAGGTACATGGGATGGCGGAGTAGGAAAATTTGGGGATGTACCAGTAAATACAACTGGAGTTTCCTGGCAGTATAGATTGGCTGGAGAAACAGGAGCGTGGACAACAGCATTATTTTCTACAGGCGTAACAGGTTCTTATAAAGCAGGAACAGTAGCAGGAGGAGGGACTTGGTATACAGGGTCTGCTGGCATCAATTTAGAATTTACACAATCACATACTCTTAACTCAACCAACGATGTAGATATAAATGTAACAGAAGCGATCAAGCTATTTAATTCAGGAACAATAGGGAATAATGGGTTTATCGTAAAACTCTCTAATGATCTAGAATATAATACAACCTCCTCTATAAGATTAAAATACTACGGCGTAGACACAAATACAATTTATCCTCCATTCTTAGAGTTCAAATGGGATGATAGCACATACAGTACAGGATCCCTTACTATTCTTTCAAATAGTCAAGCAATAGTAAACCTAACAAATAATAAAGGTAAATATGTAGATAATGGGAAACAGAGATTTAGAGTATCTGCAAGACCTAAATACCCGGTAAGATCTTTCACAACATCATCCGCATATTTAACCAACTACGCACTACCTTCCGCTTCATACTGGGGATTAAGAGATGAGAATACAGAAGAGATGGTCGTTGACTTTGATACTAAATTTACAAAAATAAGTTGTGATTCAAATGGAGCATTTTTTGATGTATATATGGATGGTTTGCAACCTGAGAGATATTACCGTATATTGGTAAAGACAACTCTAGATGGAAGTACTACAGTAGTAGATAATCAAAACGTATTTAAAGTAGTAAGAAATGGGTAATGATATAAACATTCAGAAGACAGTTTTTAGTACGGTAGAGTTTAATAAGGTAGTAGATAGTACGTTTAGGACATTTGTTCAACCAATTCCAGAAGAAGACACAGATACACCTGAAGAATTGTTTAGGCTGTATGAAAAACTGTATTATGTAATAGATGTTACAGGAGATACAGATTCTCACGAGTATTTAATAAAAAAAAGCTCGGAATTAGTAACTTTTGACAGAGTTACAGAGGATATTCAACCTTTATTAGACGAAATAGCACAATTAAGACAAGAAAACCTAGGATTAAATCAACAAATACTTACCCTAGAAACAAATATAACGTAAATGGCAGATATCATATACACAGTTAATCAAGAGATTCCTGAGAATATAGAAGGATTTGAACAGTACTCACAAGAGGATAAGGAATTAATAAGTTCCTTTCAGATTAATAGTGTATTTGATCCAACAAAAAACAGTGCTCAACTACATATTTTATCACTATCAGATGAACTTCTAGAAAGCATATACGATTATACAAGATTTACTCAATTAGGAAACGCACAATCTGCAGGGCAAACAGGAGCATCGGTATTAACTATTGATCCTATTGCAGACAGTAAAGCATACGGATATGAGAATGGAGGAGTAAAATTGCTCTACCACTTTCTAGATGACCTATACACCCCAGATAGGAGTACAGTAGATTTTTATATACAAGAAATATCACAAGATAGGACAGAGGTAAGTCTATCAACCTTAAGCCTAACAGCAGAAGAACTTACATCCCTAACCTCTGCCATTAAAAGTAGATTACAGAGTCAATCATACTTTACAGGATTTAGGTTAGATTTTAAGAATAACGACTTATTTATTGCAACAAATATAGATACCCTAACTTTAGGGGATGAAAAAGTAGTTGTAGTAAAGCTATATGAACCACTTCCAATAAACTATAGAGTAAAGAGTGTATTAAGCATAGTTGAGGTAGTATCAGACTCTGTTGCTTATGAAGTAGATTCAGAGTTTATAATAGCACCAGACCCAGTACCAACCTTAAGATCTCCAAATTTTAATATTGAGATAGCAGATGAAAGCGTAGTACCTACGGGATACTATACCTATGATGAACTTCTTAGTTATCCAATAAATAATAGTAATAGTGAAATATATACTG